GAGCCCAACGGCTCCGAGGTTCGCCGTGCTGACGCTGCTCGTTGCCGTGCCGAGTTCCAGCGTCACCGCCGCGACGCCTGCCGTTGCCATGTCTGCGGTGACTCCGCTGGCAGCAAAAGACTGAGAGAGCGATCCTTTGTTGACTTGCCCATTGATCGTGAAGTTGATGTCTGGCATAGGTTCCTCAGAATGGTGGCACGCCAAAGTATGTTGAAAAGTCCACTTCAGGGTTGAGCCGCATCGTCAAGATGTCTGGCATACCGCCAGAACCGGGATACTTCAGTGTGCCGTCTTCGTTGAGCGGCTGCGGGTTTGTCGATGCAATGTTTGCTTCTTCAGGCGGCGGTCCTTTGACGTACACGGCTTTTTTCTCGCCGCCATCGAGATAGTTCCAGCCGACATGCGGGATCAGATATGGCCAGCCGCTTTGCCTATAGACGAGTTCAACGGTCACGCTCCAAAAGTTGAGTTCAATCTCGTTGACAACTTCCGTTGACTGCTGCGCCGAGACGCCAGCGCACTTCCATGTATGAACAGCACCGCCAAGGTACGGAGCATCGTTCAGAGCGTTCGTGACTGCCGAAGCAAGGGCAAGAGGAAACGTCGCACGGTTGCCAGAGATGCTTGCCCGCACTTCTGCTTCTTCGGTCGTCAGCCCTTCAAAGAAGTCGCCAGCACCGTTGACCAATGGTTGCAGGTTGCCGTTGCCAGAGCCTTCGTAGTAGGTCAACGCTGGCACCTGAGCCCCGCCGGTTGAAAACGACCAGACATCCGGTCGCGCGAGCGGATTTGGCTCCCACTCAAGATTGCCTCGCAGCGGTGTCTCGTAGCGATACGAGATCGTCGCGTGCCAAGGATCAGGGTCGCCCTCAGATACGCTGCCCTCAGTGCAGCGGAGGTAGTTGTATTCGGGATGATACGAGCCGTGGAAGATGCCGACGGCGTTGAGCATCTCCTGATGCGACGTTGCTGGATCATCAAGAGTCAAAGCATAGCGAATCTCGGCAGTCGGCGACTCACCGAAGCGATGCTGGAACGTCCTTCCAACAAGTTCGCGATACGAAAGAACAGCCATCACGCAGCCCCCACGAGTTCAACTGTGCCGCCGAGGTTTCTGATTTCGCTGCGAATCTCGTCGAGTTTACGAACCTGCTTCCTCGCCTCTGCGACGGCAGGGTCTTCTCGCCCTGTTGCCATCGCGATCACACTGGAGATGCCGCCGCTGCGAATGTCGGATGCCTCAAGGGCTCTGTTGCTGCTCGCCGAAAGTGCGTCAAGCCTCTGTTGCTCAATCTCCGCTTCGGCCTTCGCGTATTCTTCTCGCTTCGCCGCAATCTCCTCATCGCGGGCAATCTGATTGCGGACGAACTCAGCCTGCATGTCGGCGAGTTTGCTTTGATACTCCTCTTCGTCGGCTTGCCGTTTCTTTGCGGCTTCCTCTCGTTCCTTAATCTCATTGCGGATGAGTTCTGATTGCAGGTTGGCGAGTTTGTCTTTGTACTTCTCTTCTCGCTTCGCGGCTTCCTCCGCTTCTTTTGCCGCTTGCTTGAGGAGATCAATCCGCTCTTGGAATGCTTCGTTGGCTCGCCTTGCTGCCTCTGCGGCTTGCTCCTCGGTGTACTCGCCTTCGTTCTTCAGTTCGTTGATCTCTTCCAACGCTTGCTGGTATTCCAGAGCGGCTTGGAATCCTGCCTGACCAAACTCAGCAGCGGCATCTGACGCAGCAGAGATTTCGTCATAGAAGTCTTGTGATGCCGTCGTCATTCCTTCAATCGACTCCGTGACGGAATCGACTGATGCACTCATGCTGCCGAACTGTGCTTCAAGTCCGAAGAACTCACGAAACGAGTCAATGCCTGAGTTGATTGTTTTGAAGAGGTATTCAAGACCGTCAGACACATACTCGATCGCTGTCCCTGCCATCCTGAACACGAGAGCAACAGGCTCAAGGGCACTGCCGATCAGTTTTAGGATGACGCCTGTCAAGCCTCCGACTGCTTGCACGGCTGCACCGAGAAGATCGACAAACGGAGATAGCATGTCTCCGAGCGGCCCGGCAATCGAGGAGATTCCAGCCATGACATCCGCAAACGCTCGCGACACGCCTTCCGAGAACCCCGCAAACGGGAGGATGAGTTGTCTGCCGAGCCCTGACGTTGCCGTCTGGAGTTTGTCAAATCCTTCGCCGAGGTCGTTCAGCCTTGCAACGTCGAGGGTGTCTAGTCCTGCACTAAACCTGACGAGATCAGCCTCCGAGTCGGCAATCGTCTTCAACGCTGGTTGAAGCCTTGCCCCGTTCTCGCCAAGGACAACGAGAGCGGCGGCGGATCGCGTTGCTGGGTCTTCAATCCCTTGGAGGCCGACTGCAATAGCCTTAAAGATTTCCTCCGGTGTCTTCGACTGAAGGTCAGCAGCACTGACCCCCAGTTTCTCAAATGCCTCAATCGAAGATGCGGAGCCACCGCGAGCCGCCTCAATGTTTCGCAGCAGTGCCGTGAACGCGACTCGCAGGCTGTCGATGCTTTCGCCTGTCCTTGAAGCGGCGACTTCAAGAATCTGGACAAAGCCGAACGACGTTCCGAGTTTGCTCGCCTCAACTCCGATTCTCTCAACGTAATCCTCAAGCATCACGAGTGCTGGAGTTGACGCTGCTGCTGCCGCACCGACGCTGTAGAGGGTCGTTGCAAGGGCTCCCATAGGAACGATCGTCCTGACAGCCTGCATGGCAAGGCCACGCATAACCGTGCCGCCGAGGCCACTGAGGACCGAGCCACCGGCAGTCGTTGCTGCCGTCAGAGCGAGGTTCCGTTTGGTGAGCAACTGATACGATGAAGCCACAGTCGTCGTCGCCTTCGCGAGATCGCCAAGGGCAATCGTATTCCTGATCGACGTTCGCTCCATCGCGTCGAGTTGCATCGCGAGGAGTTCAACTGCTTCCGCAAGCAAAGCGATGATGATGTCGAGTTTCTCAGTCGCACCGCCGAGGCTATCCAACGTGTCGACGGTCTTCTGCACACCCTTCGTCAGACCTGTTGAGTCTGCCGTGATCTTCATCGCCAAACCAACTGCGGTTGCCATTACTCACCTCGCAGTTGGCGTCGAAGTTCCTCCAGTGCTGCTTGCATCTGGAGTTCGTGCTGTGGCGGCTTCTCGATCGGTACGAAGTCGATAGGCTTCGGCGGTTTCGACTTGCCGGAATACGGTGCGAGCATCGCGGATGCCATGATCCCCGTCTGATGCCAAGAGTCTTGCAGCGGCATAAAGAAACGATGGACGGCCATCCATTCGCTCAACTCCGTGCTGCTCATCCTGTCGCATAACTCAGCCACCGTCATTCCGAGTTGTGCGGCCAGCCGAAACAAGAACAGTCTCGCAGGCCGCAGATTCAGTTTTTTGCGAGTTCCTCAACGTCGCCATCCGACAAAGCATTATGCTTCATCGCCGCTTCCCAGATGCGAGTAATGACGCGAGCCGACTTTTTAGCCAGCAGATCAATCTCTGATGCAGTGAAGAGCAACTCGCCCTTCTCATCGCAGAGGACTCGCTGCAAGAACTTGCTGCGGAAGTTTTCGACGCCCTTATTCTTGTTGACGATCCACTCGTTCTCGTATGAGTCGCGCTCGCCGACTGTCATCACGCGAACAAAAACATTGCCGCCCCACTCTGGCACCTCAACTTCTTTCAGGCCCATATCGTCGGCTGCGAGAATCTGCTCTTTGCTCAGTGCCATGTTCAGTTATCCACGATGCGGAAAGATACGGTGTATCTCGTCACCCCGTTCCGTTCAGGAGCGACCGCCACCGACTCCCAGATAGCATACGTTGTGAGCCCCGCTCCGCCACCGGTCACCACGAGTTGATCTCGTGTTCCGAAGTTGCTGATGTTCGTGTTGGCCGAGCCAAGGCATGTAACGGATATGCCACCCTGCTCGGCAGACCACGCGACGGCCCGCCCTGTTCGCGAGCCGCCGTAGTTGTAGGACAACTCCTGCACCTCAGTGAAAGGCGTGCCGCCCCAAGTCACGGTGATGCCTGTCGAGTAGTTTGCCACGGCTCAGGATACCCGAACGGTAGCACTTCCTCGCACGGCATCATTGACAGCAAGCGTCAGGCTGCTGCTGACGATCGTGGCGTTTCCTGAAAGCGAGACGCTGCCGCCAAGCGTGTAAGAGCCTGTGCTGCCGCCAGCGAGTTGCGTCGTGCCGATGTAATCAAACGACACTTCCTTGCCCGTCTCGCCGGTTGCAGAGCCGATGAGCGGACGCTTTTGCGTCAACATCGTCTCGCCAGCCGTCTGCCCGAGATGGCTGATGTCAATGCGATCAGTCTCGCCGCTGACATCGCTGAAGTTCACGGTGATATTCGTGACGGTGAACGTCGTGCCAGAAAACACGAATGACGTTCCAGGGCTGTCATGTGGCGTGGTCGCCATGTCTTTAAGTCTCCTGCCAGAGAATCTCGTACTCTT